GTCACTGTGTAACACATCCACTGCCAACAGTACAACACATTCTCACTGAGCTGAGACTCAGAAGGTATGTCTATTTGAGGCTAATCGCCACAGATCAATCTTCTTGAAATCAGCTCTCAATGAGAATCAAAAACTGTCAGCCGTTCGGTGATTCAGCCGAGCGGTGTGTCATTACAGTATCCAGCCTAGAACTCGGCTGCCAAAGGTCACCTATGGAACGGTGACAGGTATCGCGTCGGATCGAGAAGTTCTTCCCTCGATGATGCGTGTAAAAGTTTCCATACTAGGTACAGCAGATAGCTCGTTAGTTCTATCTATTACTCGACCCTTGCGTCCTTCTCGATTGTTAATCGAGCTCGGTACAGGTCTTGCCCTCACTAGTTTAAACGTTCCACGCAACAAACCCGATATTGGCCTTGTTTTAGCCATTTGCCTCCACGCCGTGGGAGCGCGATCGTCAGGTCTGACAAGAATTAAAGCGCACCTTCCAGAGCGGGCGCTACGTCTTTAAAGATCTCGATGCCAGATTTGATGTACGGTAGGGCCTTTCGACCATAGTCCATCGTTTTGGCAACCCAACCTGAATTGTTCTTCGCAGCATATCGATTGACCATACTGCCGAGAACGGTCAGATTCACTGAACCGTCCTTCGATCGGAGTGCGGGATGTGCAGAATCTATCTGCCCATTCGTACTTGATTGAATGGCTCCAAGGACAGTGGAGACACCAACATCATCCGCGTCAGAGCGTGTTTTTCCTCTAACGTTGGATCCGATGAATTCCCAATTCCAGAAGAATTCACAATCGTACGTTGAGCCGGCCAGACCATTTATCAGGCCGATCATGTAGTGGGCGCTGTTACCAGCGGAACCATACGGAAAATATGGAGAAGCGAGAAATTCATACTCGCTTGGCTGAACCGGGCCACTCATACAGAGTGTAGTCCAGTCGTTTGAGAGAGGAAACTCTCTCGCGCGCTCATTTCCGAGAACTTGGACAAGGCTCATGCCCGATGAGCCAAAGTTCACATGATCTTCGTTTTCATAAACGATGACTCGACCGCCTCTGTTGAGTTCGGTCCCAGACCAACGAATACGGAAGCCCATAGACACAAGGCGACACTGTAAGGTCTGCCCAAAAGCAGACTGTAGGTAATCACCATTGTGGTTCAGAGCCGTAATTCCGGCTGTTGCAGGATTAAGAATGGGGAGACCCGTCGAAATCG